GACCAGAAACTAGATATTGTTTGGGAATCTGGTCTTTTTACCACACAGCCTCGCAAAGACACCGTAGACCAGATCGAACACCGCGCAATGAAAAATCAGATCCTTTATTGCATCGGCCAGGAATGGGATGCGGGGCGTCCGTTAGGTGGTAGCCGATCAGGAAGGAAGGTGCGCGAGGTGTTGCCTGGGTTACTCAGAAATTATGACCGAGGCCAGATCATGAAAGCTTTCGCGGAGCTCGAAAGAGATGGCTTTGTCAGCACTCAGCACGGTGATTCTCACAAGCGTGGATACAAGGTGATGAGGTCCTTAGATGATCAGTAACTCACATAATAGTGTGGCGCATTCGTTGCGCATTCGCCAAAATGACGTAGTGGAAAATTGCATTTATTGTCGTTGTAAATCAGATGTTTGCGCATTCGAATGCGCAATGCGCAATGGTGTCGCGCAATGTAATGAGCAACAGATTGAAATGTTTGATAAAAGTGACAATGCGCATTCTCAGCCCTCTATAGAGGGAGCGCTTTCTAGCGCGCTCACCTCCTTGGGGCATGCGCGGAAATGGCAGGAAGACTTACTTAAAATTGGTGACACCACATCAGAAGAAACCTTTGCGGAGTGCTTCCCATGAACAACCGTCTCACCGTCCAATGCCATGACATCATCGCTTCGGAAATCCAAGGGCTCGACTACCTGGCGAGACAGATGGAGCAGACCTGGGGTATCGGTCGGCTACCGCTCCTGGTGAACGCCGAGCTGCGCATGCGCTTCCATCAGCAGATCGATATGCTGAATACAGCTTTGGAGAATGGCTACGCGTCACGGGAAGATATTCTCATGCAGATCGGAGGCTGCAAACGGGCTTGGCAGGCGCTCGACCAGGCGGCACGTGCGGCCGGTCATCTGCCGACGCCGCCGACGGTGTGGGAGATCCCGCTCGAGGACGGCACCGTCGCCATGCTGGTACGTGACGAGGCTGACGCGAGCCAAGTAGCCATCCAGGCAAAAGAGCGTCGCTGTGCGCTTTACAGCCTCGCTGAGGTCGGTCGGCTGCTTTCCTGCTACCCTGGCATAGCGAAGATCAAGGAAGTATTTCCGGGAGCGACAGTTACGAGTGTACGCACGCGTTCTTCTCTTGAGGAAATACTTGGAGATTCCATACCTTTCTGATAACTTATCTTAGTTATAGATAACTTATCAGGTGATATATGTTCGATCCGTTTGAAGTACATTCCGATGGCCAGAAGATTGGTAAAGATCCACGCAAGATCACAAAGGAGCAATTTCAACAGCTCGGTCATGCTCCAATGTCACCGATCGACGCTATTCGCGCCCGGTGTGTGGATTGCTGCGGCGGTTCGAAAGATGAAGTTCGCAAATGCACAGCGGTTGCCTGTCCCTCCTGGCCGTTTCGCATGGGAACATCTCCTTGGCGCAATCCTCGTAATTTATCAGAAGAGCAGCGTGAAGCCATGGCGGAGCGCCTCAAGGTAGCCAGACAGGCCAGAGCCGTTTAAAATAGATAACTGACGTAGAAAGAAAGCAAGGATTGGCCATGGAACCAGAACCGACTTACGAATCGGAGCCTGTATGGTTTGTCGATGATCCGATGAAATGGTTTCTGGGGATTAATGAACCGAGTTACGGCGAATGGTCACTTAATGACAGAAGCCGCGACGAACTCAGCTACGCGACTGGCGATTGGGTCGGCTGATGTGGTTAGATTAACCATTTGCACGATACGCCAAATCTGATAGGATGCTCACGGAGGCTAACCATGCTTGACCTCATCAACCTGTTGCTCCAATTGCTGGGATAAGCCAATGCCGCTCAAGTCAGGTTCTTCGCAGAAGGTCGTCAGTCAGAACATCAAGACAGAGATGAAAGCTGGCAAGCCGCAGAAGCAGGCGGTCGCTATTGCGATGAACAAGGCTGGAAAGGCGAAGGGTAAATAACCCTACCTCTACAGTAGAGTATTTTAGATGAAGGGCCAAAAGACCGGCGGACGGGTCAAGGGAACGCCCAATAAGGCAACCACAAGCGTCAAAGAGGCTCTTACGCTGGCCTTTGAGGGCTTAGGTGGATACGAAGCGCTCAAGGCATGGGGCGCTAATGAGCCAACCGAGTTCTACAAGCTCTGGTCACGCATGCTTCCACAGGAAGTCAAGTCCGAGATTTCTGGCAAGGATGGTGCGCCAATCGCTCCGGTGCTGAATGTCACAGTCGGCGCTCAACCTAAATCTTCATCCTAAGCAAGGCGTTGCTCTTCTAAGCGAAGCCACCGAGATTCTGTACGGTGGCGCTGCGGGTGGCGGCAAATCCTTCCTGATGCGCGTTGCCGCGATCATGTTCTGCACTGCGATATCAGGCCTGCAGGTCTACATCTTCCGCCGCATCAGCGCCGATCTCATCAAGAACCATATGGAAGGACCTAAGGGCATGCGTGCGCTCCTGGCGCCGTGGGTCGCGCAGGGCTTTGTCAACATCGTAGAGAACGAGATCCGGTTCTGGAACGGCAGCAAGATTTACCTATGCCACTGCGAGCATGAGAAGAATATATATAATTATCAAGGCGCTGAGATCCATCTCTTGTTGATTGATGAGATCACGCATTTCACCGAGAGCATGTATCGTTTCCTGCGTAATCGCGTGCGCATGGTTGGCATAGTCGTACCAGAGCAGTATCGCGGCCTATTTCCGCGTATCCTGTGCGGCGGCAACCCCGGCAACATCGGGCATCTGTGGGTCAAGGCGGCGTTTGTCGATGCCGCGCCTGAGATGGAGATACGCCAGATGCCGGCCAACGACGGCGGCATGAAACGCCAGTACATCCCCGCCAGGCTCGAAGACAACCCTAGCATGGCGGAAGATGACCCAGGCTATGAACAACGCCTGGAGGGGCTTGGCAGCGAGGCTCTGGTGCGTGCCATGCGCCATGGTGACTGGAGTATTATCGAGGGGGCTTACTTCGATTGCTGGGCGCCAGAGAAGCATGTCATCCGTCCGCTCGAGATCCCAAAGCATTGGTTTCGCTTCCGTGGCTTCGATTGGGGATCGTCAAAGCCATTTGCGTGCCTCTGGGCGGCCGTTAGCGATGGTAGCCTGCCTGCCTACCCAGCCGGGGCGTTCATCGTCTACCGAGAGTATTACGGGGCGTCTGCGCCTAACGTAGGGCTGAAGATGCGCCTGGAGGATGTAGGCCAGGCAATCCTTGCTATGGAACGCGGCGACAAGGACGACCAGGGCCGGATGCCGTTAGGTGTGGCCGATCCGGCGATCTTCGCTGAGGATGGCGGCCCAAGCCAGGCTGAAACCTTTGCCAGGATGGGCTGTCAGTGGAAGCGAGGCGACAACAAGCGGGTGCCTGGTTGGTCGCAGCTGCGTGACAGACTGCTTGGCGACGACGGCCAGCCTATGTTATACATTTTCAATACATGCGTAAACCTGATCAGGACATTGCCGGCGCTGCAGCATGATCAGAACAAGCCTGAGGATGTCGATACCGATGGCGAGGACCATGCCGGAGATGCGCTCAGGTACATGTGCATGGCGCGGCCTTATACGCGGACGTTGGTGGTTAAGGAGCCGATGCGCGCATTGCCTGATATGACGATGGATGAGCTTTGGAAGAAGGCGCGGCCAACCGTTGAATCGCGCATTTAGGGGGACGACATGGCTGTCGGCAATATGTTCTGCGGTCAACCCGCAAATAAAACCGCAAGCGGTAATGTGAAAGCGTCGGCCGGGCAATTGCTCGGCTTTTATGTAAATAGTACCACGTCAGGTACAATCGCGCTCTATGATGACGCCGCGACAGGCACGTCGTTGCCGATCAGCGGGACGATCACCCCGGCTATTGGGTGGCACTTTTATCCCGTTGGCTTCGCGAATGGCTTGAACGTCGTTATCGGATCAACGCTTAATGTCACGCTGATCTATCTATGAGCGATAATGAAATCACACAGTTCAGCAGCGAGCTGTCACTTGACGAGGCAGATCCTAAAGAGGTCGCGCGCCGGTTGATTGCCGAGATCGACAATAGTGAGCAGTCATTTAAGGAATGGTTTAAGCGCTGTAAGAAGATTCAGAAGCGCTATCTTGACGAACGGGCTAGCGAGCAGCAGCTTCAGCCGCAACGCAAGTATAATATCCTCTGGTCGAACACGCAGACCGCACTTCCAGCCGTTTACAGTCAGACCCCTAAGCCAGAGATCGAGCGCCGATTTCGTGATGCCGATCCTGTAGGCCGTGCGGCCTCGCAGATGTTGGAGCGTTGTGCAACTTACAGCCTTGCATGTGACGACTTTGACGGATCGATGAAGAGTTCGACGCTCGATTATCTGCTGTTCGGGCGCGCTGTTGGTTGGTTGCGCTATAAGCCGTATTTCAAGCCGGCCGATGATGAAACAAAGGAAGACGCTGAGCCGAACGACACGCCGCAGGAAGATCAGGCCGAAGACGTAGACGCGCCAGATGATCTCAATGATGATGAGATGGGCGAAGACAAGGCGCTGGCTTATGAAGAGGCGCCTTATGAATACATCCACCGGGAAGACTTCCTGCATTCC